AAGCCAAGCGGTGCAGCAGGAACTACTGAAACAAAAACGACCTGGAGGGTTATTGAGCTGATGCCAACGTTTACTTTTGTCTCAGATTTTGGTGCAGCACGTGCAAGTAAGCCTGCCGTTACAGCGTTTAAATTTGGTGATGGCTACGAAAAACGTCAAGCATTTGGCATTAACCAAAACCTAAAAAGCTGGTCTTTACAATTTAGCAATCGCACCAATACTGACGCTGATAGCATCGAGGCATTCCTTGATGCGCGGGCTGGTGTTGAATCATTTGACTGGACAGCACCATCTGGTGGCGCCTACAAATATGTGTGCCGGGAATGGAGCCGTACGTTAGAAAACTATAATAACAATACGATCCAAGCGACATTTGAGCAAGTAGCAGAACCATGAGCGTACCAGTATCTGAGCTACAAAAGCTGGCACCATCAGCAATTATTGAATTGTTTGAGATCCATTTGGTTACTGCAATACATGGCGCTAATACTGTATTCAGGTTTCATGCTGGCACTAATGCAATAAATAATGGCAATATTGTATGGGCTGGTAATAGCTACCAAGCATTCCCAGTTGAAGCAACAGGATTCGAGTACAACGGCAACGGCCAACTGCCACGGCCAAGGTTGATAATTAGTAACGTCTTGCGGTTTGTGACTAGCATCTTGCTTGTGGTAAATGAAACCAGCCCAGGCAATGACTTAAATGGCGCCAAGTTTATTCGTATTCGCACCCTATCAAGATATCTGGATGCTGCTAATTTCAGCGGTGGCAATGCAAATGCAGATCCGACGGCTGAGTTTCCTAGGGAAATTTATTACCTTGATCGTAAAGTAGTTGAGACTAGGGCTGCAGTTGAATGGGAGCTTGCAGCAGCATTTGACTTGGTTGGCGTTAGAGCACCGAAACGGCAATGTATCGCAAACTTATGCCAATGGGTATATCGTTCTGCTGAATGCAGCTACACTGCAGCGGTATATTTTGATGCAAATAACAACTCAGTTGGATCTGCTGCTGCTGATGTATGCGGCAAACGGCTTACCAGTTGCGCCACTAGGTTCGGCGTTACAGCTCAGTTACCGTTTGGATCGTATCCTGGCGTTGGATTATTTGCGCGATGAACTGGCAGTATTCAGCTTTAAGCTATGCCAAAGCTGCAGCGCCGAAAGAATCATGCGGGCTAGTTGTTAATTGCGATGGCATTGAGGTGTATTGGAATTGTCGTAATATTGCAGATGGCTTAGATTGTTTTGTTATAGATCCAACCGATTGGGCTGACGCTGAAGATACCGGTGTTATCATGGCAGTAGTTCATAGCCATCCTGGGCAATCACCGGAACCTAGCAGCATGGATATTGCAGCGTGCAACCGCAGCCAATTGCCGTGGCATATCGTTAATCCTGCTGATGGGGCCTGGGCACAATGTTTACCACTGGTAGGTAGACAATGGGAGTGGGCCGTAAGCGATTGCTGGACATTAGTGCGTGATTGGTATTTGGCGCATGGCCTGATGTTGCCAGATTGGGATCGCCCATCATTAGCAGAATTTGAAGCGCAGCCATTATTTGATGGCTTATGGGAAGCGGCTGGGTTTTATGAATTAACGGCTGATGCCCTGCTGCAACCTGGTGATGCCTTGCTGATGCGTATTGGCGATCACCAATTAAACCATGTTGGTGTGTTTATTGGTGACGGGATGATGTTGCACCATTTGCGCGATCAATTAAGCGTGCAAGAGCATTGCAGGCCAAACTTGACGGGGCGTAGGTTGCGTCATACTGAAGCAAGTAAACTGGTAGCAGGAGCTGGGTGGTGATGTTACGTGAAATCCGTGTTTATGGTGAGCTTGCATTATTCATGGGTGTGCGTTCATTTATGGCAGAAGCGCGTGACGCGGCAGAAGCAATACGTTACCTATTGGTGAATTTTGCTGGCTTAGAAGCGCATATGGCACAGCATGATTATCGAGTGCTGGTCGGGACTCATAACATTGGAGAAGAAGAATTAACGCATCCTGTAGGTAAAAATATTATTCGTATTATTCCTGTTGTCGCAGGGGCTGGCGGTGTGGGTAAAATTATTGCAGGGGTAGCAATAGTTGCAGCAGTGGTTCTTATTCCTGGCGCGGCGGCATGGCTGGGGCCTACGGCTACTTCGCTACTTACGGGAGTTGGCGTAAGCCTTACATTAGGCGGTGTCTCACAACTACTGACGCCAGTGCCACGTATTGCACCACCATCAATGAGTAACGGTGCAGCGTCTTATGCGCCATCGACAATGCGTGAATCCGAACTAGACCCACAAAAGTCTTACAGCTTTACTGGCATTCAAAATACATCAACGCAAGGCACACCAGTGCCAATTGCTTATGGTGAGATAATTGTTGGATCAGTTGTTATTTCAGCTAACGTCTCAACATACGAGGTGGTGTAATGCCTGTTTCACCGGCTGAGTTTGCATATGCGCATACACTAAAAGGTGCAGATCAGGAAACATTTGTATCATTATTACAACAAAGAGATCAAGAAGAAGCCAATAGACCACGGATACCGATACGTACAGCCGACAGTTTAGCCAGTACGCAATATGCAACCTTCTTGGATTTGCTTAGTGAAGGCGAAATTGAAGGGTTTCCATCTGCAGCAGGGTTAACCAAGGGCACAGACGCATATAATATTGCGGCTTTAAAGGATATCTATTTAAACAAAACAGCAATTCTAAGATCTAGCGCTGATTTAAATAATGTGCAGCTTGCGGATTATACCGTAAAAAATGTAACTATTGAGCCACGTTATGGCACGCAAGCTCAAACTTATATTGAAGGCTATGGTGATATAAGCGAACCTGTAAGTGTCAATCAAACAGTACAGCAAGCATCAGCAATTACACAAACAGTAAATGATGTAAATGTCAATGGCGTTGTTATTACAATAACGGTGCCGGCGCTGCAAAGGTTTGAAAGCAATGGCGATATTTTAGGTTCTAGCTTTACTTTTACAATTGCATTATCTTATAACGGCGGCGGATTTACTACCGTAAAAACTGAAACTATAAGCGGCAGGACAGGTGATGCGTATCAACGTGATTACAGAGTTGACTTTACAACCGGATGGACTGGTTCTGTTGCAATTAGATTAACCAGAATCACTGCTGATAGCGCTGACCCAGCAACAACAGCAAACGCATTCCAATGGGCTTATTACCGAAAAATAATATATCAAAAACTTACATATCCAAACAGTGCCATTATAGCATTAAAGTTTGACTCTCAGCAATTTACATCATTACCTAGCAGGGCATATCGCATACGTGGCATCAAGGTGCGGGTGCCAACTGGGATTACGGTAGATCAAACCAATGGGCGCATAATATATCCTAACGGTTATACATTTAATGGTACGTTGACAGCGCAGAACGCGCGGGTATGGACATCAGACCCGGCATGGATATTGTTTGATTTGCTTACTAGCACACGGTATGGGTTCGGCCAACAGTTAGTTGAAGCACAGCTTGATAAGCCAGCTTTCTATGCTGCATCGCAATATGCTTCAGCGTTAGTATCTAATGGATTAAACGGTACCGAGCCTAGATTTAGCTGTAATGTATTAATACAAAACCAAGATGATGCTTATAGGTTAATAAATGATTTATCAAGCGTTATGCGAGTGATGCCTTTCTGGTCAACTGGTACATTAACAATATCGCAAGATTCCCCGCGTGATGCGTCGTATCTATTCACGATGGCTAACGTCACCGAAGAAGGGTTTAGTTATGCTGGCAGCAGCCTTAAAACTAGGCATACAGTAGCAGTGGTTAGCTACCTTGATTTACAAACGCAAGATGTAGCATATGAAGTAATTGAAGATGCCGCAGGTATTGCCAAGTACGGTGTATTAAAAACTGAATTGCGTGCCTTTGGCTGCACCAGCCGCGGGCAAGCGGCAAGGCTCGGTCATTGGGTTTTACACTCGGAAACAAGTGAAACTGAAGTTGTTACATTTACTGCAAGCATTGAATCTGGCGTTGTCGTAAGGCCAGGGCAGGTAATAAAAATTGCAGATCCATTGAAATCAGGTATCAGGCGGGCTGGCCGGATTAATGCTGCAACCATAACCGAGATCACAATAGATGATACCGACCAGACAGATGTAACAGAATTGTTCAATGCTACCTTATCTGTAATTTTGCCTGATGGCACTACCGAAGAACGCGATATTGCAAGTATCACTGGTGCAGTCATTACAGTATCAACTGCATTCACTGTTGCGCCAAATGTTGCCAGCATCTGGATGCTGCGTAATACTGATGTTGAAGCAACAACATGGCGCGTGCTTTCAGTAACAGAAAATAATGGCACTGAATACCAAATTGCAGCCTTAGCCCATAACCCTAGCAAATATGATTATGTAGAACAAAACCGGCCATTACAAAATCCAAACATCTCAATCACTGAAGACAGCCCTGATGCACCAATTG